CGCGATTTTTGCCATTCATCTCACTTATTCAAGACTTGGCTTTTATGGATTTTTAATTTCCGCCCCAGGCAGCGGAGCTTTGTAATGTTTTGTTGATCACCATGGCCGGCGTTTGGCTATGGCGCTTCCCATTGCCATGGTGGGCTGGTCAGGCCGTTTTAAATAATTTTGGTTTTGTTTTTGTAGATACAACCCACCTAGCGGTGGGGCTCCATGCCCTAGTGGTCTTTGACCACCCCTACCAGCGATTGCTCGCCCGGAGTTAGACTCCGCCCTGCATGGTGACTCAAGCAACAAAGCTTGAGTCGGCATCGACAGTAGTGACTGCCACAGAGGCCTCTGCGCTCGTGGGGTACACCCCACCACTCCCCAATGTCACGGTCACCAATCCGGGGCTATTTGCGGTACAAGTGAACGCTATCTGAGTGGACATGACAGCGTTAGTGACACCATTGGAGGGAACCAGCAACTGGGTGAGATTGCCGGCGAAGTACGCTACCGGAATCAATCCGGTATACGTATAGGTGGGGTGTGTGAGTGCGGTGGGTGTGCCGATCCAGTTTATGCTCAGCACATATTTATTTCCTGGATATGCTGGCCAGGTGACGGTTGTTGGGCTCACCGTCATCTTCAGGGCCCCAGTCTTACTAGTGTTTATCAGCCCCAGGGGATTGCTGCCACTAATGCTTAGCCGTTTTGCGACGGCTGACATTATTTCGCCCCCAATGTCCCCGGGCAATATGGGCTTGAAGAACTCAACACAATAGCTCACCCAAAGCTCGCCCAGGTTTTGCACTGGATTGCCTTGGGTGGCCAGGTAGAAATTCGCCCAATCATATGTTCTGAGGTCTTGCCCGGAGGCCACATCTCCTGTGCGGATGTAGCGCTGCTTAAATGTGGTCTGGTCCGTAGCACACTCGATGGCGTGCATCAGCGATTGCGTGGGTTTCGTCGCCACTGCAAACTCACTGTTTTCCATCTCCTGTTTGGAGGTGAAGTTGGCCGCATCAGCATTATAATTGGTAGCCATAATGATAGCTCCTGGGGCACCGCCTGTGACAAAATCTGTCAGCAATGATCGGAACTCAAAGACCATGCCATGTATCCGGTACTCCTGATAGTTCTGGGCCACGGTTGCAAGCCATGGGAACGTTGAAGCCATACCGGGGTTGATAGAATAGTTGGTCAGTGAGAAATTGGCAGTGCCCTGAATATCGGTTAGGTACTCCCGGTGGCAGATAATATTAGTCTGCCTGGAACTGGAAAACTGGGGTATTTGGGCATCACCCATAAGCACATTATATGAGGGCTTGGGGCCCACAACGTGGTAGTCACCACTACCAAAAATCGAGCCTATCCCGGAACCGAGCCAACGGCCCAGTCCCTTGAGCGCGGGATAACCAAGAAAGGCACCTGCAGTGCCTCCGAGTATCTCGCCTGCATCCCGGAAAGGTGTCCGCCGCCGGGACTGCCCGGCCGGCTTTTGCACCTGCTTCGGTTGCTTCTTTTTGTTTTTATTCTTGCGTGTCATATCTGTACGGGATTCCAGGATATGATACTGGGACTGTTCATCATCTGCAACCCGAAGGCCGGCGCCGTGCAGTCTCTTGGCATTTTGTTTAGCACTCAATGAGTTTTGGGCCATTTAATGCAGATAACCCCAAGCCTGCGTCATCCCACTGAAGGGATAGGGGTGCTTATACTGAGAGGAGATTTCAAACTTGGACAAAGATTTGAGCTTACTCTCAATAGCACGTTGGTGGTCTGGATTAATTCCGAAGGCGAGCCAGAAGCTGAACCTGGCCTCTGGAGTGACGGGTTTGTATTTCCGATTCATACCTGCGGCATTTATCATCATGCCAGATTCGTACAAAGTGGAATCTCGGATATTTCTCCGTCGGCGGGACTTGGGATCTCCCAGGCTCTCTGCGAACCTGCTATAAACCCCATAATAGTCCTGCCATATTGGTAGGCCGCCCGTGAGGGAGAGCCCACCTTCGCCCATTGCAGACAGCCAAGTGTATTGCTCTACTGGGTGCGTGAGGGGATCAACACAAATACCGTCCTTGGTCAGGGCCTTCAGGCCCCTGACCATGACGTATTTTTCCCCATCATACACTGGTTGAGATTGGCAAAATTCAACCCTTTCGAGCACATACACTGGCGGCTCCACCTTCATGGTGAAGCCCATGTCCACAAACCACCCCTCCAACCCATTGGAAAACCGCTCCAGATCGCCCTGTTCCATGAAGACTACGCAGTCATCACCGTTGTTTATTAGTTCGATGGATACCCTGCGCGACCGTGCGTACGTCCAGACCATGGCACACATCACTAGGCAGTTGCCCAGTGCAGTGTTCATATCCCCGGACATACGACACCCATCAACACGGTAACGCACTTTGCCCTCTGGGAGATAGCAGCAGCCGGTATTACCCAGTTGCCACTCAAGCAATCGTCTTAATTCTGCGCGATCGCGGCGCCGCTTGAAACAGCGAACGTACTGTTGATGCTCCCAGATGAGTGCTTCAGGGGAAAAGTGTTGATCGAACCGTGAGGCGTCGAGACCCAGTC